GCAGGCTCCGCGGGCTTGCTGAGGTCTACGAGATCCTGCACTCCCTTTGCAACCTCGGCAACTGCCGCTTCCTGCTTCGCAGGTTCCTCGTCAGTCGCCTGAGGGGTTTTTACTTCTTCAGCCATGGATTTTTCTCCTTCTTTGCTGTCATATACGAGCACCTCATGTCCTGCCCTGCCCTCGTCAACGAGAGCAAGGTGGTTGGCGGAAATGTCCGTCATGAGGAAGTCGTACTTCTCGCCGTCAGGCGACACGCCTGCGGTAAAAATGGGTTTGTAGCGGTACGCGAGACTGAGTTCACGCATACTGCCATCGTTGATGCGGTCAATCGCCTTCTTGTCCTGGATGTGAAGCGAGTTGGTCAGGTACGGATCATGGAATGCCGCATCGGTTCCGGTGCTGCCCACGCGGGTTGCCTTGGCAGGCGCATCTGCATAGTCCATGTGGTGCATCAGCTGGATGGGGATCCCGTTGACGCTCTCAATGGTCTCCGGCTTCGAGAGCTCCTCCGCACTGCGGTAGCCCTTATAGATGTGCTCAGGATCAAGCCCGAGCGACTGCCAGCCGGGGATCTCGCTCCCGTGGTACGGGGCGACCTGCACTCTCGTCAGCGGCGAAATGCTCACGTGCAGGAAGCCGTTGTCGTCATAAGTCCTCTTGCTTTCAGCATCGAGAGCCACACGCTCAATCGCATCAGTCATACAGTCCCTCCGGCAGTACCATTCGGGCGACACACCTGCAATACGGCAGCTCGCCCGGCAGCACATTCCTGCCTACATCAGAGTCATACAGCCCGGTCTTCGTGTCAAAGACCTGACCGTCAAACTTTTTGTGGGTCTGCCTTGAGGTGTACTGCCCCGGCATGTGCACCCACACGCATTTTGTAATACCGAGATCCTCCGCGTTGTCGCGCTGGATCTGCTGGTTCAATTTGTTGGTCTGATCCAGGGCAACACGCTTCGCGCGCTCAGTATCAAACCCCTGTGACGACTCGAGCAGCTTCTCGATGTCGTCAAAATTCACGTTCCGTCCTGCGGACTCGCTCATCATCGCCTGAAGCCTTGCGAGATCCTGAGACGCCATCTTGGTAATCAGGCCAGTGTTGTCCGCGATGTCCTTGGCGAGCCTCTTCGCCGCGGTCGGGCTGATGTACTGACGCTTCAGCAGGGGCACTTTCCACTTCATGTCGATAGCCTTCTCCGACATGCCCGCGGCCTCGAGAGCCTTCTTCTGTGCTGAGGTGGTAGTGCGGTACATCTGCGCGCAGAACCAGCGGGAGACCTTCTCCGCCTCCTCGCCCGCCTTGATCATCCAGCGTGCCATGCGCTCGGCGAAGCGGTCAGCGAGGTAGCCGGAGACCGCATCGCCTGCGGCGTCCTGCGCAAGGCCGACGGCCTCCGCGTCTTTCCTCATGTCGGCAAGAGCCTCACGGAGGACTTTGCGCAGGACGGCATTCAGGCGCTTCGCGTACTCACGCTGCACCCCCTGATTGCCCGCCACGGCGCGCGCTGTCCTCAGCTTCGTCATTCTGCCTCCGCGTCATTCTTTCCGGCGGCAGGAGCAGGCGCGTTCACCATCATCTCCGCGGCAGGGTTCTCAGGCTCATCAGTCTGAAAATCCTGCTCCGCTCCTGTCTCCGGCATGTCGTCAGCGATGAAGCCGAGACCCATGTCAGGGTCGGACTTGACCGCGGCGCGCATCTCCTCAGGAGAGATGATCTGACGGTCAAAGATGGACGCAAGCGTGTTGGCGCGGGTCTGCGCGTTGGCGGCCTTGGCGGTGTCGGAGTCAACGCCGAGTGTGTTGAACTCGAAGGTGATTGACGGATCAATCTTGCCCGTCTCCGCGATCTCAATCGCCCTGATGCAGGTCATGATGGCAGAACGGTAAAGCTCCTGCTTCGTCCTGACATGGTCGTTGTAGTTCCTGATGTCGCTGTCTCCGGTAGCGTTGAAGCCTGACGGAGAGATACCCAGGAGTTTCACCGCCGGAGTCCGGTTGATTGACGCAATCATCTCGAGTGACTGGCGCACGATGTCGGTACAGCCAGCAATTGAGGTCTGTACGTTGACGATGTCCTCGTCGGTCATGTCACAGACTGCCACACTGTCGTTATCGCGATAGCGCTGAAACATCGACATGTGCGTGTCGAGCGTCTGCACACCGCCCGGAGTCTGCAAAGTCGCGTTGACATCAGTCTTGAAGACGAGGAGCGACACCTTCTTCAGGAGGTTCGCGGTGTAGATGCGGCACTCGTTCCAGTGCAGGACATAATCCCATAAAATCTGAGCCTGAGGAATGCCGAGGAAGTTGTATGACGGCCTGAGCAGTACCGGAGGCGGATTGTCGAAAACCGGAATGAGCCTTGATGCGTGTACTTTCTGCCCGAGCACCCACCACCATTTCGGGGTCATGTAGTCAGCCTTCAGCGGATTGCCGGAGTTGTAGTCTCCCGGGGTTACGCTGACAGGATCGACAAGGACGAAGGACAGATCCATATTCTGCGACATCTCGGCACTGAGGCTCGAAATCCTGAGCGGAAGCTCGAGATCCGCGCCCTCTGCCCCGGTGTCGATGAAGATGAACGCGCCGCCCATGAAGCCCACAGTGCTGGCGGCCTTGTGGATAAGGTCTTTGAGGTGGTACTTGTCGTTGACCGCATCCTCAAGAGCCTGCACAGCCTCCGGGGCAGTGCCGTCTCCGCCTTCGATTTTGATCCACTCACGGGTGATATCGTCCGCAACAGTCTGCACGCAGGCGCGGATCATGCCGTTCTGTGCTATCTGCTGCAGGGCGCCGTAGCCGATGAAGCTGGTAATCGGATACTGCCCCATCTCCTGCGCGTGCTGCTGGAGGCTCTCCCAGATGGCAGAGTATCCCCCGACGGAGTCAAACGCCATGTCAAGAGCCTCGCGCTCCTCGCGCGGCGCGCCGAGGGTGACGGGCAGGGAAAAAGCCTGCCTGACCTTGGCGGGGCTGTCAAAGGCGGCGACAGTCCGGCGCGGGATACGGAGCATGCGCTCAATCTCTGCCGCGTTGGACGCGTTCACGATTGTCTTCTTCGTCCTTCTCGCTGTCGTCATACTCCTGTCCTCAGCATCCTGATGTTTGACGGGTCAATCCTCATGCCCGAACGCCTGCCCGACATCGCGTATCTTGCGGCGTCAGGCGCGTGGGAGAACTCGTGCTCCGGCGTGTCGGTTGGCTGTCCGCTTTTGTCGCGCTTCCATACGTAGTTCATGAAATCGTGGGCGGCAAAGGTGCAGGAAGGGTGGATTACCCACTCGTAGCCCTGCATTGTCCTGATGCCGCCCTGCACGCTGTCGGGGCCCTTGTAGGCCGGAACTGC